AGTTTGCCCTAGTTGTGCTAGGTAAGTAAGTAGCAGGTGAAATAAGTTGTGCATCCTGTTTTCCTTCTATGTTCTGCTCCGATAACTTATATAGGAAATCCTTAAAGGTATCCCACCGAAGAAAATTCATTCTTCGATGGGTTTTATTATCGTATATAGATTTAAATACTGTTAGCGAATACACTTTGATTATCTACTTATTTGAAAACAACATTAAATGAATCTGCATAATCAGGAATCTCCCTCTTTTACAAAGATACCGTCAATCATGCGACCTTTACGATCCTTGATATCATTATAAGCAACGGTTAAGCAATCATTCATAGTAATATTGTTACGTTTCATAATATTAATCATTACAACCATCATATCACCTAAGTCATCACGAATATCATTACCCTTACATACACTATCAGACAACTCACCTAACTCTTGCATGAGTTTCAAGACCTGATCTTTATCTGTCGAACCTTCAATTAGATTTCGATCTTCGTGCCAATCTCCAATTTTATTCACCAATGCTGCAACGTGTAGTTTTTGCGTAGTTTCCATATTCATTTGCTATCCCTTATCCATTCACTAATTTATAATATAATACCATATATTTAATGCGTTGTCAAGGTTTATTTGTACACCTCAATTCCGACTTGCCAATAGGTTTTAGTATCAGTTACCCAAGGCATATCTTTGAAAACAACTGCCTCATCGACAAAAAATGGACCTGACGTATAAACGTCACATGTTTGATCATAACTACGCAACTCTGCATCAACAAATGTTTGGGCATCTGCTTTGGTGTCGAATCTATATTCTTTTTTATTGTGCATCTTATCAAGTCCTTAATTTTATCTACTCCTATACTATAATATAAGAGTAGATACTTGTCAACAGAAAAAGTCTTCTAAACTAGACCTTTCTTCCACAGACCATCCAATCGCATCTAAAATTGGCGTGATTGGTTCAACAAAGGTCTTTGAAAATTGGATGTCATAATCAACATATCGGTGAAGATTAAATTCATTTGGAATGTAATCAGGAAATGATATGACATTTTCTTTCAAAGGATTTGGCATTTTCAAATAACAAAATTTGATTTTCTCTCCATTCTGAATAAGAGCATAACTCTTTTCCAGTGCCTTAGATTTGATTTGATTGTTATAAAGTAAACTACCTCTCACATGGATCGGTGTTCCCTTCTTATAGATTATATTTCTATCAGACCATTTCACAATATCACTCACACCCCTTGGAAAAGATATTTCCTCTGGAGGTAACGATTTGAACTCTTTCTTAAATTCAGCAATAAATTGCCTTGTTTTTTCTTCAGAACCTGACATGATAATTTTGAATGATTGCATGAATTTATCACGAACCACTTGAGGCGTACTTGATTTAATTGCCTCAATACCCATAATTTTTAGTTTGGGTTCTGCATATTGAACACCTTCGTTATTGTGGACATTTAATAAATATCTCTTTTTAGCAGTCCAGATACCACGATCTGCAATTGCTTCGCGCTCCATTACCATACGATCTGTATATGCATTCATTTGAGTGAATAGTTTATCGTATGATTCTTTAATAACTTTCTCAAAATGTTCAGCACAGATTTTATCTAATGCCTTTACAGGATCTTTGGGTTTCAATTTATCGATAAATGGACCAAAGTTGATATATAGCGAGTCAGTGTCGATTGCTATTACATAGTCAACATTATCAGTCTTCAGAACTTTATTCATCTCACCATTAATAGCACGTTCTGCCCATTGGATTGCCAACTGTCCAGACAACGTAATGCCTTCCGCAACTCTCATATCAAAGTAACGAAAGTATGCGTTTCCCAAGGCACCATAAAGAGAATTCAATAGAATTTTAATTGCCATCTGACGATTTTCTAGTTGATTGATCTCTTTTTCAAGTGCAACAGATGGATTATCTTGATTTTTCTGCATTGCCGCAAGCATTGCTTTTTTAGTAGTTTTTCGCTCTAACATATAATCGGCAATAATTTGCGGAACAATCCCTTGCTTTTTTCTAGTATAAGTCGATCCGTTTGCCGCAACAGAAAGATCGTTTTTTACATCAGGAGAGTTATTCATATAATATTCAACACCCGATGGATAGGTGTTATCAATGTCAACTACCAAGGTTTCTGGTGACATGTTATACTGAATAATCAAATTTGGATACAGAGAATTCAAATCAAACGAAACTACCCAATCATGTAACCCAACTTGAGGTTCTTTAACATAACCGCCAGGATATGGAGATTTTATTGTGGGTTCGTTTGGTGGGATAGCAACATACTGTTTGCTCAGTTCACGATAGATGATTGAATCCCATATAGCAGTAGTTCCAAGTGTTGCTTCATAGTTAACGCCACCACGATACGCCATAGTTAATGCAAGGGTAATCAAGTCCATCTTTTCATCAATCTTATCTACCAGATAAACGTCCTTGATGTTATAATCAATGAATAGTTGATGATCGTTTTTATAAAGTGTATGAAGTGTACCATGCTCTTCGTAAGATAGTTTTTTCTCACCAAGCACCGTGTTGGCAATATGATCCAATTTATATGATGCTTGGGTTCCATACGAATACCCAAATTTTTTGAATAAGTCCAAATAATCCAGTTGAGCAATACCTGTTATTTCATAGTGCTTGTGGTGCTGGCCAGCAATATTAACGGTTCGCTCACTTACTAAACCCCATGGTGAAAACTTTTTCGCCACGGCAGCACCAGCAAGTTTAGTTACACGGTTTATCAAGTAGGGCATATCAAACATCTTGATATACCAACCAGTGATTACATCTGGTGGGTTTTTAGTCCAGAACTCCATGTACTTTGCAAGCAATTCCAATTCACTTTTACAGTGACGATACTGAACAATCAGATTTTGGTTTTCACGTTTCTCAACATCATAGTCGCCCAGACCCCAAACATGATAAACATTGGAAGTCGATGATTTATGGCAGATCGATATTACTGGATAGTTTGCCTCATCAGCGTGTGGAAATCCATCGTCAGATGCAACTTCGATGTCTAAATTTGCTACATTGATTGTCTTACGATCAAATTGAATATCGCTTGGAAATGCATCAGTTATAAACTGCTGGATATAATTAGTCATGCCATAAATTTTGACATTATCCATATCCTTGTAGGTCTCTAACCATTCCTTTGCTGCTTTCATAGATTCAAATTCTACTGGCGCAACAGAATAACCTTCAAGGGTCTTCCATTTTGAATCTCTATCTTTGCTGCGAACAAAGAGTTTTGGTTTAAATTTGACCTTCTTTTCAATCCTTACACCGTGGTCATTATAACCACGATATAGAAGTGAGTTGCCATAACGAGCAACATTTGTATAAAATGCTTTCAAGAATCAACTCCAGTTATTAGTCTTTATTATACCATAAAAGTCGATTACTGTCTACTCTTTTGTGGAAACAAAGGCATACATTTCTTTTGCGGCATCGATTACATCTTGGATAGGATACATTTCATATGCCTCTTGCACATCATACATATTATTTTTGCCTTGTTCAAACATATCACTGGCAAGTTGAATATTTACTTGGTGTTGAGTGTCCATATATTCTTTTGCGAGATGTAAAATATCAGAGCGGATTTCAAAGGGATTTTTATTTGTCATGTGGGTTTCCTATCAATTATGTTCGCCGTTGTTTTGGCGTCCGTTATATCCATCAATTCTTTTGAATACATCAGGATTTCGTTTCGCAGTTTCAAATGTTGCTACTGTGACTGCTACTACACCTAACAATGCAATATGTGCCACCATACTAGCAATACCCGCGAAGATATCATTTACAATCATACCAAAGGCAATACACCACATCCATGCAAGAACTTGCATTATCATATGTCGTACCTGTAAATTGGGGATGTTTTTTAGTGGACTAATATCTGAGTCCATAACACTATTCCAAGTGTCGTAAATAAATTTTCTCATTCGCTTTTCCATTATTATTTGTGTGTGTTGTGTGAAAAGGGCATTTCTGCCCAATTCTTTAGTTTTGATACTTGTTCAAATAGTAGTTAGTCACTTGATGTAACCGTTTGTAGTTCATAATCATCAAGTATAGAATCACTGCCAACCTTTAAGGTTTGAATTCTCCCATACTTTCATACGCCTTTCTAGTTCAGCAATATTTTGAGAACCAGCAAACCATTCGTCACGGTAATCGTTTTCACTTTTAGGTGTTACTTTACGAAACATTTTCATTATTAAGGCAATCATTATGAATCACCTCTAGGTAATGATCTATGACCATCAATCTGTGGAAGATTCATAGTTTGTCTGTTCAACATGTCTTCGATTTGGTGTATCGTCATATTTGGATATTCACATCTAAGCATGACTGCGATTTGTTTGTTCGCTTTGACCTGTTGACCCATTTGACAAGATTCTATGATGCCAGAAATGTTATCAGCGATTAGTTCAAATAAAGCACTAATTGCCTTCGTTAAGTAGTTGTGACTTGTTAGTATATGTTGCATTTGAGTTTTCCTCGTTTTTTCCTATTGAAATTTTACGAGGACGCATTTCTTCTGGGATTTCATACTTCAGTTCTACGGCAAGTATGCCATCTTGAATATCTGCTCCGTTTACTTGAACGTGTTCAGACAATCGAAAAGTACGTTTAAACTTCTTGGTACTAATACCCCGATGGATAAAGTCTCTTCCTTTGCTTACATGCTCTCCAGTTACCATCAATGTTCGGTCTTTGACTTCGATTGATAATTCATCTTTTGAAAATCCAGCAACTGCGAGTTCAATAAGATACTCATGTTCGCTTGATCTAATAATATTGTGGGGTGGATAGTGGTCAGATGCGTGACGAACTGTATGTTCCATTTCGTTAAACAAATGATCGAATCCCACAAAAGATGAT